AGACCGAAGACGTTGACCTTTGCGCGCTTCTCAAACTTGGTGAGAGCGCCGAGCGTGTACCGCAGTGGGTATTCTTTGCTGTTAATTTCTATCATTAGATGACGGCATCAGTTACTTCTCCAGTCAACTCAAAGGTAGCTGAATAAGTCGCTGTGTCCTCAGTTCCGCCCGATTGTTCCAATGAAGTCAAAAAGCCGTCTACTGTGAAGCTGGTGTCGCCAGTAATTTCGCTGCTGAACTTCAAGGTCAACTTTGTGCGGCCTTCCCAAGCTGCGTACAAATCAGTGACGTCTTTGTTACTTGCATCTGCGTAGTCAATCAAGCCGTTGCAAGACATTGAACCAGACCGCAATCCAGCGAGCAGCTCGCGATAACCAGCGCTGTCCTTTGTAGTGATGTCGATGGTCTCCATGCTCAAAGACAAAGAGACGTCCTGCGCTGCGGCGATAATCGTGCCGCCGATGTATACACCGAGATTGGTGCCGTTGAAAATAGCCATTATTCTTCGTTTTCAGTTGTTTCTTTTTTCGGTTGCGGTGCGTCAAGGTATCCCTTGGCTTTCAGTTCCGCCGCAAATTCACGGGTAACTGTTGGGGTTGCTCCTTTCTTCCAATTGTTGCCGCGCAGTTTGCACGCTTTCTGAATCGTCACCTTCATGACCGCAATTTACTTATTTCCAAATTAAGCCGTGACGTCTTGCCGCGCGTTCGCAATGGCCGGAATCCAGCGTTTCGAGTTGATGCCGGACCCACTGCCCAGCCTTGCTCAGCTGCCCGATGCTGTGCGCTTTGCCGATGACCGCGCTGGCCGGATAGTATTCCCCAAAGCAAAGCTCGCTTCCCGGCAGGATGAGCCAAGCCGTGAGCCAAGTGGCCGCCACTGCGTTAAGCACGCTGGACATCTTCACGCCCAAGCCGTAGACATCCATCATCATCTTGGGCACATCAAACATCAGCAGGTATGTCGCCCATCTGAAGACGCGAACGATGAAGCCGTAGACGATGCCGATGGGGTAGCTGATGAGCGCCAAGGTCACCAGCGCAATGAATCGTAGCGCGTTCATATCTCGTCTGTTTCTGGGAACCAACCATTCGCCACCATGTAGTCATGGTCACGCAGCGTCGTCGTGCTGGGAATGATGGCGCCAAATGGAAACTTGTCCTGCGTGTGGATGTACCCTTGCAACGTCACCCGTTCCGTGTCGGTAAGGTCGGGGAACATCGACACAAGTTTTTCGAGGTTCGCCTGTGGATGCACGGGGATGATGTAGCCCGGGTCAACTTGCAACGCGCACTGAACGCCGTCGGGATGCGTCACGATGCCAAACACCTGCCCGTCCTTTTGGTAGTCCGCTTGCACGGCAAGTGGCACGGTGATGTTGTAAAGTTCCCGCGTGATTTGCTTGGCTCGTGTGGCTGAATCCAACACGCCGACGGGGAGGACTATGATGTACTTGCTCATGGCGTGTAGATGCTGTAATAATCGTTGATGTTGGTTTCGATGCCTGTGCGGTTGCCTGCGCCGTCTTGGTCATCGAGGTATACAATCAGTTCTTGAATAGTCCCATCGCAAAATAGCGAATTTGTGTCGTGTCTGTACCCTATAGAGTTTGTGCCTGTGGCTGTCGCTCCAAACCCTTGAGATACATTTGTTCTTGATTCACTTGTGCCGTCAATGTAAAGAACAACGTCATCGACTCCAGTGTCTTGCGTTGTGCCGTCCCACGAGCTAATAAATAGCCGCTGACCATTTAAATCGGCGCTTGCATACTTTGTGAACTCGTCCGCCGTGTTATTGGTGCTAATCGACATTTCTTCATATGGCCCATTAAAATCGTCGATAAGGTGTCTTTGGACTTTATAAAATAAAAAAACATTTTGGATTTCGTTGATTATAGGCACATTACGCACCATAATTACAGTGCTTGCACCTGTAGAACTTCTCAAATCTGTCGAGCAATTGAAACCGTCGTTTGTGCCGTCAAAGTCAAGAGCTGCCTTTCCGTTCTCGGTAATTACACCTGTACTGCTATCATAAATCTTCGGCTGATTCGCCGCCGTGGTCTGCTCCGCGTCGTTCCCGTTTCCGCTTTGACAATACCAAATTTTTACGAAGCCGTCTGTGCCTGAGCAGAAAGTTGCCAGCGCCGTCGTGTCAAGGTCGCCGCCCGCATCAAAGCCGATGTCTTGCTCTGCGTTGTCGGATGCGCGACGAACGCGGATGGCACTGCCTGTGTAGTTGGTGTCCAGCAACCGAAGCGAGTACGCCGCTGCCGCGCCGGGGTAATCAGCAAGCAAGCCCGAACGCCCTGCTACCTCCGTGCGTGTGGCGTAAATGGTTATTGGTGCGCTTTCTGTCTTGAGCAAGTTGTTGAATGCCGTAAGCATCTCCGCGTAAGTGCCATCGGTGGCAAGTCCCGCGTTCGTGTAGCCAACTGTCGTGCCGCTGTCGCCGAATGCTCCGGCTTTGTAGTACAGCACTCGCTCCTCGACATTGCCGTCACCCACTGCTGCGGTCAAATCCTGCGTGACGTAGCCATCGCCGTCGGCTGTCGCTGTGTAGTAAAGTTCAACTGTTGCGCCGACGCCTACGAACATCTCAGACAGCGCCTCGGTGCGGTATCGCTGATGGTAGCCCTTGCCCGGCGCCCACATACGAATGAACAGCCGTCCGGTGTTCACCTGCTTGCGCGTGACGATGCCGATCCAGTGTTGACCTGCTTGCGCGTGACGATGCCGATGGGGTACTGGTTCTCTGTAGTGTTGAGGCTGCCGTTGCTCTGTGGGTAGAGGATGTCGCCAACTTGGAAGGCGTTCGTATTGATGTTGCGCAGTTCGCCGTACACCTGCGCGTGGCCATCGGCGCCGCCTGCTATCTGCTCGCTGATGACTCCGACAAGGGTCTTGCTGTCGTCAACTGCTGGGTCAAACAATTCCACCTTGATGCGGTCGCCCTGTGCGCCGACTGCTTTGACCACCTGCCCCACTGTCAGCGCGTCGTCTCGGTATGAATTGCGAACTGGAATAACAACCTGCCCAACGCCGTCGGCTATCCATTGACTTGTTGCCTCATCGTAGACAAGTGCTTGGCGGTCGATGGCGTTGACAATCTCATCATCGACATCAGCAAGCCGCCACAAGTTCAGCGCTTCGATGGGCGAGCCCGTGGCGATTTGCACGTCGTCGCGTTTGACTCGGACGATGAACGTGAGCTCCTGCCCGTACTGCCGTGGCTGGTCGCGAACTGAGACAGCAACGTCATCGAATTGGATGCTCTCGACGTTCACTGTGTTGTATGTGCCGTACACTCTGTCAAGAGCAACGCGGGCCACGCTGCCCATATCTGCGGCTTGGTCGTAGCTGTCAGATACGCAAATCACCTCAATGCGCACCTCGTCGATTGCCGCAGGCCCGTCGTGCGTATCGTCGGGGTCGACGCTGGTAAGCCGATAAACAATGAACGGCGCATCAGCATCTTGCGGCGCATACTCCGGATAAATGCGCGTCGTGATGGCGCTGACGCCCGCGTTGTTTGCGAGCAGATAGTAGATGGCTTTTCCTGCGTTCATTACTTTCCTTTGGATGCTGCGTTTGCTGCTCGTGCAATTGCCTTTTCGTAGTCCTTTTTCATCTGTCGCAAAGCCGGGCCGATTGACTTGCGCTTTGCCCTCTCAATTGCGCCGATGTTTCTGTTACCGCCAGTGCCGCCGTACTGCTGAGCGAGGTACGTGTCGCCTGATTCCACAAACGTCTGAAACCATGCATCAGCTGTTTTTTTAGCTTTACGTCCTGTTTGCGGCCCTGCAAAGTAGCTCGTGCCGCCGCGCTCAATCAACCACACCTTGATAGAGTCTTTGTACTGACCCGGCACGACTGGACGGCTGCGATTGGTGACCCAAATCTCTTCGCGGCTGTCTTTGATGTTCGCCTCCATCGCGTCCTCAATCTTCTTGCCAGCCTTGCGGTGGATGCGCTTGACTGTCCGCTCGTTGCCCAGCTCCTTTTGAAATTTTTTGATATTCTTGAGGAACTTGACTGTGCTTTTGTCGAGGCTGAAATCAACTTCCATAGGTCGTGTCATTAAGCTGGCACATAATCAGCAGCTGGTCATTGCGGCCCTGCTCTTCAATGCCTGTGATGTCAAAATACTTGCCGTCGTAAACAAGGCGGTCTTTCGTGGTCACGGCGCGGCTGTCTGTGCTGCTGCGAATCTTAAAAACCAGCTGCTTCGTGGCTGTGTCTTGCCTGCTTGCAATTGACTCTTTTGCGCCGCTTGTCTTTTGCAGTTCCGCCCACACAGTTATCAGCGTCGCCCACGTCGCCACCTTCTCGCCGTAGTCGTTGGTCGTCTCGGTAGCCCGCTCGATTGTGATGCGTCTGTCGCTCTTTCCGATAATCATCCGACAATGCGATAAGGGGAGAGAACGGAATGCAAGCCCAAAGGCACTTCGTAGCTCTGTGAGTACGCCACCGCTTGCCGTG